GCCGCAGTCGACGCAGACCTCGGTCATTTCCTCCAGACAGTCCGGGCAAAGCAGGCGGTCATGGAACTCGATCAGGTTGTTGGCGGTACAGCCGCAGCGGGAGCATGTGCGAATAGGTGTGGTCATAGCGAAATTCCTCCAAGATATAGAAATAGGCCCCCGGGAATTACCCGGAGGCCTTCATCAATATAGTATATATTCGGAGGATAGGGGAGAATCGGAAGCACAGTTGTTGTGCTCAGATAGAGCCTTCAGACCGCAATGCCGTTCTTGTGTGCTGCGCTGAGAAAATCGTTTCCTGAATCATCTGTTCACAGCGCTTACGGCTGGAGGGGAACAAACTCGACCTTGAGTGCCATGCCCATACCGGCAGCCAGACGCTTGAGAGTACGCAGCGACGGGTTGCCCGTACCGCTTTCCAAGCGGCTGATGTCCGCTTGAGTAATGCCTGTGGCCTCTGCCAGTTGCTTCTGCGTCATTTCCCGTTCCTCGCGTCCCTCCGCGATGGCCCGCATGATCTGGCGCTCCGGCTCCTGCGCGTTCCATTCCACGAGGAATGCGGGATCATTCATCCGCTCGTTCAGCGTGTCACGAAAATTCTTTCCCATAGCGTCATGCCTCCTTGCTTTCATAATCCGCACGATACCGCTTTGCCCGCTCTATCTCGCGGGGCGGCGTTTTCGCGGTTTTCTTGATAAATCCATTGGTCAGAATGACTCGTTTGCCTACCACAAAGAAATACAGCACCCGGCTGATGTCGGAGCCCTGTTTTGCCCTGACTTCAAAGATACCATCACCCAACGGCTTGGAAAACGGTTCCCGCAGCGCGGGGCCTTTTAGCTCCAACAATTCAAGGGCGGCGAAAATCTTTGCCTGCATTTTATTGTCCTGTGACAAAATAAATTCCTCGGCAGGCCGTGAGCCATCCGCTTTTTCGTAGTATTCCACTACGTAATCCAT